GTGATGCAGACAAACCAATTAAAGGTCTTGTAGACGGTGGTCAACAATATTATGTGCATAGTGCAACCACTAACACCTTTAAGTTATCTTTAACACCAAGTCATTATGGTGATGAAGCAGTTATTTCATTAACAGGTGTTGCTGATGCTGGTACTCAACATACATTTACATCTTTTGGTATAATGAAAACAGTAAATGATTGGCCTGGTGAAGAAGATTTAGCGTATAAACTATAAGGATTAAAAGATGAGTAATGCAAGAAATTTAGCAAATTTATTAGCAAGAAATGTTACAGGAACTTTAACTCCTATTGTAACACTTACTGCGACAGGTAATATTACTGCTGCTACACACGCTGGTAAAACTTTACTCATGGGTGAAGTTGGTGGTAACGCAGCCGCAACATTTACGTTACCTGCTGCAACTGGTTCAGGTGCAGAATATCGTTTCATAGTAAGTGTTGTTAATACTTCAAATTACAAAATTCAAGTTGCAAACGCAAATGACACAATAGATGGTTCAGTAATATTACATCAAGATAGTGCAAATACTGTTCAAACTTTTAATACTGCTGCAACTAGTGATACAATTACCTTAGATGGTACAACGACAGGTGGTGTATCTATTGGAGATGAATTGACATTAGTTGATATGGCATCAAATCAATATTCTGTGAAAGGCGTATTAACTGCAAGTGGAACTGAAGCAACACCATTTAGTGCTGCTGTATCATAATAAATAGAATAGAAATAAGGATTAAAAAATGGCATTAAGTAAAATAGATTCTAATTTATTAAGTCTAACTACAGATTTAACCATGACTGGTACTACACCTACGTTAACTATAGGTGATGCTGGTGCTGAAGATACTGCCATTGTATTTGACGGTAACGCTCAAGATTTTTACATTGCATTAGACGATAGTGCAGATGATTTACTTATTGGTTTAGGAAGTACAATTGGTACAACACCTGCTATTGCTATTGATGAAAATTTAAAATCAACTTTTCATGGTGCCATTACAATGGCTGGCACAACACCTACGTTAACTATCGGTGATGCAGGAGCAGAAGATACTAAAATAGTATTTGATGGTAATGCTAAAGATTTTTATATTGCCTTAGATGATTCTGCTGATAAACTGGTTATTGGTGAAGGTTCTACAGTTGGAACTAATAGTATACTTACAATAACAGATGATGCTGTAACTATTGGAGATGCAGCTGCAGTTGATACTAAAATTGTGTTTGATGGAAACGCACAAGATTACTACATTGCGTTAGATGATTCTGCTGATGATTTACTGATTGGTCTTGGTTCAACTGTGGGAACAACTCCAGCAATATCTATAGATGAAAATTTACAAATAACAACTGGTGGTGATATTGTCATGGGTGGNGCAACACCTACATTAACTATCGGTGATGCAGGAGCAGAAGATACTAAAATTGTGTTTGATGGAAACGCACAAGACTTTCATATTGGATTAGACGATAGTGCTGATGATTTAGTTATTGGTTTAGGAAGTGCATTAGGAACTACACCTGCTATATCTATAACAGAAGCTTTGAAAACATCTTTTGGTGGAGGAGTTGTTGGGAAAACAAGTACTGCAAACGCAACAGGAAATGTTACTTTAGATTTTGATGCTAATTCTAATTTTATATTAACTTTTACAGGAAATGTAACTCTTGATAACCCTAGCACCGAGAGTGTTGGACAGTCTGGTATCATAGTAATTATTCAAGATGGAACAGGTTCTAGAACAATTGCAACAGGCACAGATTTTGAATGGCCTGCTGGAACTGAACCAGCAATTTCGACTGCAGCTAATTCTGTAGATATTTTACCATATTTTGTTGATGCCTCAAACAGTATTCTTTTAGGTAATCCACAATTAGCATTTGCAACAGACTAGGAGTTATTATATTATGCCTTTAAATACTGAACTATGGCAACAACCTGCTTCAGGCTTTGACGTTCAATATGCTGCAAGGTTTGACCAAAGTTCTAGCTCATGGATGAATAAAACTTTTGGTAGTGATGGTACTGGTGATGCTAAAACTTGGACTATAAGCACTTGGATTAAGTTGCAGTCAGCTCCAAGTTCTGACTATAGAAGTATATATTCTGCGGCTGTAAATGGGTCAACTAATCATGTTGACCAAGTTCGAGTATTGCCAGCAAGAACTTGGGGTTATCAAAGACAAGGTGGTATTGGTGGTGCATTAATTGCTGAAGGAAATTATGTATTAACTACTAATTCTTGGAATCATATAGTGGTTGCTGTAGATACGACTCAAGGTACTGATACGAACAGAACCAAACTGTTTTTTAATGGCACTTTAGTAGATGATTTTTTAAGTGGTAATGCAAATTATGGTACTCAAAATTATGTGGCAGGTATTGGACAAGGTAGAGTACAAGGAATAGGAAAGTTAGTTCAAGGTACATTTAATACAACCATAGATGCATATATGGCAGAATTTATTTTTGTTGATGGTGTACAACATGCACCAACTAAATTTGGCAAATCAAGTGGGGGAAGTTGGGTGCCTATAGACCCTAGCGAACAAAATATTACTTTTGGCACAAATGGTTTTTATTTAAATTTTGCAATAAATGACGATTTGGGAAATGATGTATCAGGCAATAATAATGATTGGACTGTTAATGCTATGGGTACAGACCATAGAGTTACCGATACACCAACTAATCCAGCATAATGTATTGTGGTTGTATAAATAGACGTAGGAGAAAATAAGAATGTCAAAATGGGCAATAATTAAAGATGGTGCTATTGATAGTGTATTAGACCGTCCTCAAAAAGTTACTATTGATGGTATTACCTATGGCTCACAAATATTTAAAAGTTGGTCAGATGCAGAAAGATGGGCTATCGGTATTGCTAAAGTCAATGAAGCTACTGGGTTAGATACTAGATTTTATGAAGAAAAAACCCCAACTTATGCAATTGCGTCAGCTGGTGTAGTAACTGAAACAATAGATAAAAAAGCAGACCTTGATTTAGATACACTTAAAGCAAAATGGACACTAGAAACTAAACAAGAAGCACAAAGACTTATTTCTCAATTCTCTTGGATGGCTGAGAGAAAAACATTTACAAACAAAGCAATAGATTCAGACGTTAGTACATACGTTGCCGCTGTTATTTCAGACTGTGCAACCATATGTGGAAAAATAGATGGCGTGGATACAAATGCAAAACTAGCCGCTCTTTGGACAGAACCAGAAAGTGGCAATGCACCAATCAATGATTGGCCAAGTGATTCAGACGTAACAGCATATAAAAGATAAGGATTAAACAATGCCATATTTAGGAAGGTCAAATACAGGATTTGGAATTAGAGATAGATTCCAATTTACAGCATCTGGAAGTGAAACTTCTGTGAGTGGTTCAGATGATAACGGTAGAACTCTTAAATTTTCAGATGGAAAATATGTAGATGTATATTTAAATGGTGTATATTTAGATAGTGCAAATGACTACAACACATCAACTACAAATACTATAGGTGGTTTGACAGCATTAGCTGCAAATGATTACTTAGAGATTGTCAGTTATGATATTTTCTCAGTTGCTGATGTTGTTCCTGCTAGTGGTGGTACATTTTCTGGTAATGTAACTGCATCTTCTAATTTAACCGTAAGTGGTGACTTAACTGTTACTGGTAATATTATTGGTGATGTAGAAATAACTGGCACTACACCCAAACTAACAATTGGTGATGCTGATGCAGAAGATTCTACTCTTTTATTTGACGGTAATGCACAAGATTTCTATATCGCACTAGACGATAGTGCTGATGATTTATTGATTGGTCTAGGTAGTACGGTTGGTACAACTCCAGCAGTTGCCATTGACGAAAACTTACTCGCAACATTTCATGGTGGTATCACAATGGCTGGTACAACACCGACACTTACCATAGGAGATGCTGGTGCCGAAGATACAAAGATTGTGTTTGACGGTAACGCACAAGACTTTTATATTGCATTAGACGATAGTGCAGACGACCTTTTAATTGGTTTAGGTTCAACTGTAGGAACTACTCCAGCAATTGCAATTGATGAAAATTTATTAGCAACATTTCATGGTGGTATCACGATGGCTGGTACAACACCTACGTTAACTATAGGTGATGCTGGTGCAGAGGATACTAAGATTGTGTTTGATGGTAATGCTCAAGATTTTTACATAGGTCTTGACGATAGTGCTGATGACTTACTGATTGGATTAGGAAGTGCAGTTGGTACAACACCAGCAATTGCAATTGACGAAAATTTACAAATAACAACTGGTGGTGACATTATCATGGGTGGTGCTACTCCAACATTGACAATAGGAGATGCTGGAGCTGAAGATGCAAAGATTGTATTTGATGGTAATGCTCAAGATTTCCATATAGGTTTGGACGATAGTGCAGATGACTTAGTTATTGGTAAAGGTTCTGCGTTAGGTACAACTCCAGCAATATCAATAGATGAAAATTTAAAAACACAATTCGGTGGTGGTGCTGTGGGTAAAACGAGTACTGCAAACGCAACAGGTTCTACTACTTTAGATTATGATGCTAATCAAAATTTTGTTCTTACTGCAACAGGCAACATAACTCTCGCAAATCCTAGCACAGAAACAGTAGGGCAGACTGGTTTCATTGCCATAATTCAAGATGGTACCGGCTCTAGAACCTTAACTCTAGGAACAGATTATGAATCACCAGCTTCTGGTGGTATAACACTTACAACAACTGCTTCTGCAACAGATTTAATACCATACGTTGTTATTGCTGCTAATAGGGTTGCACTTGGAACTCCTCAGTTAGCATTTGGATAGGAGATAATATATCATGTCAGGCCCAATAGGTTCTTCACAATTAATGTACTCATCAGCTGCTGATAATTTCTATGACCATCAAATTGCCAGTTCCCTCAGAAATAGTACTGGTCAAGATGGCACACTAAAAAGAACAGCAGGAACTCCTACAAGTGCTGATACATTTACTATGAGTTATTGGGTTAAAAGATATGATAATAGTACTGGTGGTGAAGATAATAATATATTTGTAACTGGTACTGGTGGGGGTACTTATATAATTATAGGATTTAAAAATAATAACTTTCAAGCAGAATTTACTGGTGGAACTTATGGGGATACTCGTTTAATAACAAATGCTCTGTATCGTGATACGTCAGCCTGGTATCATCATGTTTTAAGATTTGACAGTACTCAATCTACTGCTACTAATCGGGTACGGCTCTATGTGAACGGCACAGAAGTTTCATATAATAGTCAGACAGTTACAGGTGCTGTAGACCAAAATGAAGATTTTGATTTTATAAATGAAAATGGTGTTGTTCAAGCATTTGGTGGATTATCAGGTAAAGGGCATGGTACTGAAGGTGCTGATTTACAAATGGCAGAAATAGTATTTAATGATGGACAATCTTATGCTCCTTCAAATTATGGCGAGACCAAGAACGGCGTCTGGATTCCCAAAGACCCTAGCGGACTCACATTTGGCAATAATGGGTACTACCTTAAAATGTTAGCTGGAGCTATTGGTACAGACAGTTCAGGCAATGGTAATGATTTTACTGTAGCAAATTTTGCAGCACATGATGTCCTGCTAGACTCTCCTACTAATAAATTTTGTACTTGGAATGCTATTGATTATACAGGTTTTAATAATCAAGTATTAGGAGAGGGAAATTTAGCATTAACTATAGCAAGTAATACTTATGCAAAGAGTATTACTACTATGGGAGCAAAGACTGGTAAATGGTATTGGGAAACTGATATTCAAACTATGGCTGCTGGTGGTGCTGCAGACTTTGTCTTTATAGGAGTTAGTGAGAAACCTGCTGAATCTAGTAATGAATTTTTAGGTAAAAGTGCTAATTCTGCTGGGTGGTATGTTAATAATAGTGGTTCTCCTGCCTCTTACCTTCTATCTGCTAATGGAAATGCTGGTGCAATAGGAGATGCAGATGATGGTTATGCTGAAGGTAATATAATTGCTTGTGCTTTAGATTTAGATTCAAGTACAAAAACAATAGAATTTTATAAAAATGGTACTAAAATTGGAAATACAATAAATTTACCTGCTGCTATGCAAGATATACATTTACTTCCAGCAGCATCCGATTATGCAAATGGTGGTGGCACAAGTTTATTAAATCTAAATTGTGGCCAAGATGGAACTTTTAATGGTCAGCAAACAGCACAAGGAAATGCTGATGGAAATGGTTTCGGAGATTTTTATTATTCGCCACCTTCAGGATTTTTAGCTATATGCTCAGCAAACCTCCCAATAGCTGCTGGAGTCGACCCTGCTCAAACTGATGACGACTATTCACAGAAAGCATTTGATGTAGTAACATATGTTGGTAATGGACAAGCTCGCACAATCTCAACAAATTTTAAAGCTGATAACATATGGGTTAAAGACATGGACTCAAGTAGAAGACACTATCTTGTTACTAATACCATAAATGCTAATTTTGGTACTACAAGTTATTTACACCCAAGTAATGCTGTTTCTGAGGGTAATTCAACTGATGGTATAACAGCATCAGCTGCTTCTACCTTTACAATAGGTGGTAGTTTAGATTATGTGAATAATAATACTAACAATTATGTTTCTTACTTGTGGAGAGTAAATGGCGGTACAACATCAGCACTTAATGATGGCGATATTAATGCTACAGGACAAATAAATCAAACTCATGGGTGTGGTGTGCTTTTATATACAGGAGATGGTGGAAGTTCTAATGTTACCATGGCTCATGGAATGGGTTCAAAACCAGAATTTCTGTGGTTGAAAGATAGGGACAGTAATGGTAATAATAACCAATGGGGTTGTTGGCATCATCACATGGCCGATGATAATTATCTATATCTTTCAGCAGACTCTGCTCAAGCTGCGTCAGGTAATGGAAGTATAGACACTTCTGACGTTACAGATACCCTTCTTGCATGGCTTAGAACTAGTACTACTGGTGGTAGTCAAACTAGGTTTGAAAATGGAGATAATTTTATTATTTATCAATTCGTTGGAGTTGAGGGCCATTCTAAATTTGGTTCGTATGAGGGCAACGGCAATGCTGATGGGGCTTTCGTGTATACTGGATTTAGCCCTGCTCTTGTCATGGTGAAATCACTAGACAGCACAAGTGACTGGGAAATGTATGATTATAAGAGAGCAGGATATAATGAAGATAATGACCAATTAGAAGCAAATGATGAAGCTGCACAGGATACTGGTACTTTTATAGACTTGCTCTCAAATGGATTTAAGATGAGAGCGTCAGGAGACCCAAATGTTGCAGAAACTTATATATATGCCGCTTGGGCTCATAATAGTTTTAAGTATGCGAATGCTCGATAGAAGACTTATAAATAGAACAATAGGAGATATAATATGGCATGGGCTTTAATCGTAGATGGGTCAATCAATAGAACTTTTGGAAATGCTGATGCCTTTGTGCATCCAGTAACAGGTAATCAACACCCTAGAAATTGGTTAAAACTTGCAACTTCAGATGAATTAAGTGATGCTGGTATTATAGAAATTACCTATAGTGGCTCTCATAAAAATAGTGCATACTACAATAATACTACAAGCGCTCCAGTATATGATGCTGATGCTGGAACAGTTGTTATAACACATGGAAGTAGTGCAAAAACATTATCTACTTTACAAGCAAATCATTCTACACAAATAAAAACAAGGTCAAATAATTTACTTACACCTACAGATTGGTATATTGCTCGTAAAACAGAAACAAGTGTTGCAGTTCCAGATAAAGTAACTGCATACAGAACAGCAGTAAGAACTGTATATGCAGCTGTAAAATCTGCAATAGCAGGTGCTGGTGATGTTGACGCACTTGCCGCTTTATATGCAACTACTGCTGGTGCATCAGAGGGAGCTCCTAAATCAGTTAACGGAACATCTTCAAGTGTAGTGAGTACATCTAATAACACCATTACAATTAATGGTCATGGTTATTTAGATGATGAACTAGTGAATTACCATGATGGACAAGAAGGTGCAGATAATCCGATTAAAGGTCTTGTAAGTGGACAAACTTATTACATCATTGGAAAAACAACTAATACTTTCAAATTATCTCTTACCCCAAGTACCTTTGGTGATGAAGCAGTCGTTTCATTAACAGGTGTTGCTGATGCTGGTACTGCTCATGAATTTACTTCTTCTGGAAAACCTGCTGTTGGTGTGCAATGGCCAGATGAAAATGACTTGGCGTATAAAGTATAGGATAATCTCTTTATATAAATAATAAAAAGGGGATTGTCATGTCAGACGTAAATCTTGCGACCAAATCAGATTTAGCCAGTTTATTTCAAGAACTCGAAGATGCAGCTAAACACGCAAAAATAGAGAATAAAGAAAACAAAATTAAAACTGAATCCCAAGTAAAAGAACTTGATAGTTTTCTTACGTCTGTACAAGAAGTCGTTAAGGTCATTGATGAAGACTACACACACTATCCAACCCAAGTAGACCCAAAGAAAGATAAGTCAGATGGTTGGATAGCTGGTGACCCAACTCAACCTATTGAGTTTGATGGTAGTGATACAAAATCTATACTGGATAAAGCAAATAAAGAAGTTGAAAAAGAAAGAAAGGTTAAAGTTAAACCTTTTGTTGAAGTGGCTGATATAGAAACCCCTGTAGTAGAAACAAAATCATTATCATTAGAAGATGAAGATAAACTAGGTGCGTTTGCTGGTTTGATGTCTTCCTTTGGTGCAATACTTGATGCACCCCCAGAAGTAGATGATACAGATACATTAAAACTTCAAGTTGAAGATATTTATCCAACACCTAAACCAGTCATTTCTGAAGAAGAAGAGAATAATAAATTAGAAGCTCTTCAAAACTTATTCTCAAATCTAGTAGAAAAACCAAGAATACCACGCAAGAAAGGTCAACCTGCTGGTTCAGATAGTCACTCTGATTTATACACAGATGAAAATCCAAAAGGAACAATACAAGGTCTTGGTTTCAAAGATGTTGCAACTGCAAAAGCAAGTGTTAGTAAGATAGAGGGTTCTAGTAAGACACACGCACATAAAATACAAGCCGCAGTCGCAATGGAACAACGTGCGAAAGAAATGGGTAAGACAGCAGAGGCTGCAATCTATCGTTCATACATTGAGAAGATGAAAAAGAAAACGAAAGAGATGCAGAAGGAAGAAGTAGTAACACCTAACTTAGTTACAGCTGTTAAAGATACTCCATTAGATATAACTCAAGCATTAACAGAAGTTAAAAGTAGAGCATTACCAACTAAAGAACAAACTGTAGAAGCAACACAACAACTTATTTCTAATGTTGTTAATAACCTTGATGACATGAAAGGTAAGACAGAAGTTAAAGAACAGATAGATGAGATAGATGCATTAAGAAAAGAGTTTAACGCATTACAGTTAAAAGTTCGTAGGTCAGAAATGCAAGTCGGTGGATTATCTGGAAGTGGTGGTGGACTAGACCCAAACAAAATTGCAAACCATATGATACCAGCTGCAGACGATACCTTTGATTTAGGTTCTGCAACAAAACAATGGAAAAATTTATATCTCTCTGGTAGTACATTAATCGTAGATGGAACATCTATTGACTCTGGTGAGTTAACTGTGTTAGATGGTATAACTGCTGGTACGGTATCTGCAAGTAAAGCAGTAATCGCAGACAGTAACAAAGATGTCTCTGGTTTTAGAAATGTAACAATTGCTGGTGACTTGACAGTTCAAGGTGATACAACAACTCTAAATTCATTTGTTGAAACAGAAACTCCTTCACAGATTTATGAGGCTTCTACTATAACGATTTTGGTTACTGTTGCAACTAAAGATAGTTCGCACCCATACTATGGAGTTGGAAGTAGTAATGGATATAAATTAAATGGTACGTTCTCACCATTCTTAAAACTCATACCAAGAAGTACATACAAGTTTGACCAGTCAGATTCAAGTAATAGTGGACACCCATTAAGATTTTATTATGATGCAGCTAAGACAACTGCGTACACAACTGGTGTAACAACAAGTGGAACTCCAGGCTCGTCTGGTGCATACACACAAATAGTCGCAGACGAAGACACACCAGATATTCTTTATTATCAATGTTCTTCACACGCACACATGGGTTTTGGTGTTTTCTTTGCAACAAGAAATTTTACAGGGTTTACAACTGATAATCTTACAGAGGGTTCAACAAACAAATACGCATCTGCTGAAACTGTTCAAGATATTGTTGGCGCAATGGTTACTGGTAATACTGAAACAGATATTGCTGTTACTTATGAGGATAGTGATGGTACATTAGATTTTGTTATTAATGGTATAAGTGGAAATGCAGCTACTGCTACTGCACTTGCAACTGCAAGAACAATTCATGGAGTTTCCTTTGACGGTACTGCAAACATAGATTTAACTGAAGTTATTGAAGATACAGTCGGTGCTATGGTGAGTGGTAATACGGAAACAGGTATTACAGTTACCTATCAAGATGGAGATGGTACTTATGATTTCGCACTTGCAGCTGCACAGACAACCATTACATCTTTACTTGCAACAGATATAAAGATTGGTGAAGATGACCAAACTAAGATTGATTTTGAAACTGCTGACGAGATACATTTCTATGCCGCAAACGCACATCAAGTAAAAATTGTAGATGGTGCAATTGTTCCAGCAACGGATAATGATATTGATTTAGGTACAAGTGGTGTTGAATTTAAGAACGCATTTTTTGATGGTACAGTAACAAGTGATGCGTTTGCAGGGCCATTGACTGGAGATGTTACTGGTAATGCAGATACGGCAACTGCACTTGCGACTGCAAGAAATATTGGTGGTGTTTCTTTTGATGGTACTTCAGATGTGAATTTGCCTGGCGTAAATACTGCTGGTGACCAAAATACTACAGGTAATGCAGCCACAGCAACTTCTGCAACTGCATCCGATACAGTTAAGACAGTAACAGACGGAACAAATGCAAACTTCTTCTTAACCTTTGTATCAGATAATAATGGTAGTGCAACAGCAGAAGCAATAAAGACAGATGCTGGTCTTCAGTATAATCCAAGCACAGATACTCTTTCTGTTACAAACATTACTGCAACGATTGATGGAGTTTCATCTGCGATAAATGTTGCAGACGAGTCCTCAGATACAACTTGTTTCCCAGTATTTGTAACAAGTGCGAGTGGTAATTTAGCTGCAAAGAGTGGAACTAATCTATCATTTAACTCATCATCTGGTGCATTAACTGCTACATCATTTACAGATGAAAATGGAAATGCAATGACAACAGCTGCATCTGCGTTATCAGATGCGACTGCAATATCGGTTGCACTAGGTTAATTTATTATAAATAGTAATAAAAAGGAAGTAATATGGCAGTTCCAAATACAAAAGCAACATTAAAGAGTTATTGTCTGAGAGCACTAGGATTTGGTGTTATTGATATCAATGTATCAGATGACCAAGTGGATGATAGACTTGATGAAGCACTACAATATTTTGCACAATACCACTATGATGGTATAGAAAAAATGTATCTTAAATATAAGATTACAGCAGATGATGTTACAAGAGCAACATCAAACGAAACAACCTCTGCAACAGATACAGTAGACAGTTCTGTAACTGCAAGTTTTGAAGAAGGTAAAAATTATATTCCTATGCCTTCTGCTGTTGTTTCCGTAATACAAATTTTTCCCTTTGACGATTCTTCAACAAACAATATGTTTGACATAAGATATCAATTAAGACTAAATGATTTGTATGATTTTAGTTCTACTTCTGTTATACAATATCAAATGACTATGCAACAATTAGACCACCTATCTCATGTATTAGTGGGTGAAGTTCCTATTCGTTTTAATCAACATCAAAATCGTTTATACTTAGATATGGACTGGAGTAATGATGTAACTGTTGATGATTATCTTATCATAGAATGTTATAGAAAAATAGACCCAGCTTCATACACAGATATCTTTGATGACATTTATTTAAAAAGATATGCAACAGCTCTTATCAAACAACAATGGGGTGCAAACCTTTCTAAGTTTGGTGGTGTTGCAATGTTAGGTGGTGTTACCATGAATGGTGAAACTATCTACTCACAAGCAATAGAGGAAATACAAAGACTAGAGGAACAGATACAACTATCTTTTGAAACTCCAATAGATTACATGATAGGATAACCAATGGCTGTAAACAAAGCATTTCATACGAGTAATCTAACCTCAATCGCAACTGAACGAAGTTTATATCAAAACTTAATTAAAGAAGCAATTCAGATATACGGACATGATGTTTATTATATGGATAGACAATCCGTAAACGAGGATACTTTGTTTGGTGAGGATACTACAAATCAATTCAACACACAACACCCAATCGAGATGTATGTTGAAGATGGTGAGGGGTATGCAGGCGATAAAGAGATAATGACTCAGTTCGGTTTAGAGAATCGTAATGAGATTACCTTTGTGGTTTCCAAAGAAAGATTTCAGGAATTAGATAGACAAGTTCAAATAGAGTCTGGTACGGATACAACTGGTGGTAGTATATTGTTAGAAACTGGAACGATAGACCAGTCTGAAGACTCATCTATTTTATCTACCGTAAGTGGTGATAATAATTTTTACATCATACAGGATACTGCAGCTACAAATTCAGACAGGCCATTAGAGGGTGATTTAGTTTATCACCCAGTATTAACAAAAGTTTTTGAAGTAAGTTTTGTAGACCATGATGAACCATTTCATCAATTAGATAATAACCCAGTCTATAAATTAAGATGTAAACAATACGAATATAGTCAAGAGGTTATTGATACTGGTATTGCTGAGATAGATGCAATAGAAGATGATTTAAGTACCGATACCTCAGAACATCAATTTACACTAGAACAATCAACAACTCAGAATGAAAACATCAGACTTGAGTATAGAACTCAAGAAGATGGATTATTACTTGAAGAAACAGATGGTGATAATATTATAGCTGAAGATGACGATAGTTCTGTGGGTACAAATATTCTTCTTGAAAATGCAGCAGATAGTGGTGATGATGCATACTTAGTTCAAGAGGACTATATAGTAGGAGATATGAGTACAGATAAAACTTCTCAAAATGAATTATTTGATTCATTAGATGATGATATATTAGACTTCTCGGAAAGTAATCCGTTTGGTGATGCTGGAGGCACATAATGTTAGGACAACAATTTTATCACGAAACAATGCGAAAGATAGTTGTTTCATTTGGAACACTATTCAATAACATTCAAATAGTAAGAAAAAATAGTAGTGGGGCTATAACCCAATCTATGAAAGTACCACTTGCATACGGGCCACAACAAAAGTTCCTTGCAAGATTAAACAATGACCCTGCTCTTGGAGCAAAGGTTGCAGTTACATTACCACGATTAGGTTTTGAGATGACAGGGATTACATATGACCCTACAAGAAAATTAAATCGTGTACAAAAATTTAGAAAAGTAAAAGAATCATCTGATGACGCAAATAAATTAGATACACAATATATGCCAGTACCATATAATATAGAGTTCACATTATATGCAATGGCAAAGAACTCAGATGACGCACTACAGATTGTAGAACAGATACTTCCATACTTTCAACCAGACTATACATTGACAGTTAATGATATGGCTGACATGGGTATCAAAAGAGATGTCCCTATTATATTAAATAGTGTAAGTTATGAGGACAACTATCAAGGTGACTTTACAGAAAGACGTGCAATCATATACACATTAGCATTTACTGCAAAATTCTATCTATATGGGCCTGTTACTTCAGCAGGTGTTATTAAGACTGTTAAGGTTGACCAATACACAGATATGCCAGACCAATCACCTAGACGTGAACAAAGATATACTGTTACACCATCTCCAGCAACTGCTGATGCAGATGATGACTTTGGATTTAACGAAACAACATCTTTCTTCCAAGATGCTAAACAACGCAATGTAACAAGTGGAAGTGATGAGTAGTGAAAGACTCTACTGATATTATTAATGAAACTTTAGGTGTTGTTGAAGAAGTTACGAAACCAGTTGTCAAAAAAGAACCAGCAATAGTTCCTGTGGGTGATGACGATATTGACAAAGACTATGCGTATCAAAGACAAAACTTCTACAGTCTTATAGAACGAGGTCAAGATGCAATAGATGGTATTCTAGATATTGCAAGAGAAAGTGAACACCCAAGAACCTATGAGGTAGCTGGACAACTAATCAAATCAGTTGCAGAGGTTACAGAGAAACTTGGTGACCTACAAGAGAAGATGAAGAAACTAAAAGACGTTCCTAACAACGCACCAAAGAATGTAACCAATGCGTTATTTGTAGGTTCAACTGCTGAATTACAAAAGATGTTAAAAGGAAAAAAGGATGCTTGACGAACAAACCATGCAATTAACAGACTTTCTACTGCCGTGGATTGGAATACTTATTAGTTTAATTGTTGCAATCTGGGTAAAGGATATGGCAACTGGTATTGCAAAAGGTATGAAGTTCAAAATGAACAAAGCATTTAATGCAGGCGACCATGTGATACTAGATGGTGCAGACGCAATAATCGTAAGTATTGGAATGTCTGAAACGGTTTTTGGTATATACTCTGATAAAGGATATCTCTGGAGATTTGTACCAAACGAAAGAATTGCAATGTTGAAACTTGAGAAGGTTATAAAGAATGATGTGCATCTAGACACAGATAAAGAAAAGGCAGAAAAACTTCAAGCTCTTATTGACAGTAATCAAAATAAACATATTATCAAAAACCGTCAAGAAATAGAGAAGTTGAAAGATGGAAAATAATCAACAATATCTAGGTAATCCAAACCTAAAGAAAGCAAACATAACTCAGGAGTGGACTAAAGAACAACTCTCTGAGTTTGCGAAGTGTATGGAAGACCCTCAATACTTTATAGAAAACTATGTACGAATAGTTTCTCTAGATGAAGGTCTTATACCTTTTAAGATGTATCCGTTTCAAAAAGAGATGGTTGGTACATTCCACAGTAATCGTTTTACTATCTGTAAACTACCTAGACAGTCTGGTAAATCTACTGTTATGGTATCCTATTTATTACACTACGCATTATTTAACGATAGTGTCAACATAGCAATCCTCGCAAATAAGGCTGCGACTGCGAGGGATTTATTATCAAGACTACAACTTGCATATGAGCATCTACCTAAATGGTTACAACAAGGAGTGATGTCATGGAATAAAGGTTCTCTTGAATTAGAGAATGGTTCTAAGATACTTGCATCATCTACATCTGCTAGTGCAGTCAGGGGTGGTTCATACAATATCATATTCTTAGACGAGTTTGCATACGTTCCC